TCATTCAATACAGAGATACAAACAAAGAGTGGCAGAATAGTACGCATTGGAAACAAGGTGAAGGTTTTCTGTGGGATTGTGATATATTTCATACAAGTTCTAACTTTGGTTTGAAAAACAAATACACTTTACAAATTAGTGGATTTCTTAATTAATGGATATATTTAAAAAAACACCAAAAATTTTTTCATTAGAAATAGAGAGATTAGCATCACAAAAAAAATTGACACATTTAGATGCTGTTTTGTATTATTGTGATAAAAATGAAATAGAAGTAGAGAGTGTAAGTAAACTTATAACAAAAGGTTTAAAAGATAAAATAGAAGCAAACGCAAGAGAATTAAGATTGCTTAATGATGATGTAGGAGTCGGTAAACTACCAGTATGAATATATTAGTGACAGGTTCCGATGGTTTACTAGGAACTAATATAATTAATCACATATTACAAAATACAGACAGGCATGTAAAAATTATTGCAATTGACAATAAGAGTCGTTATGGTGAGGTAAAAAGATCATACCATGATAAAGATAGAGTCCA